CAACTTCAGCTGGTGGAATATTACCTATATCAATTTTAAATATTCTTTTTTCAGGAGCTCTCATAATACGATGTATTAACATAGCGTCTTCCATAAGAGTTAATTGTTTCCAAATCTTACGACCACCTTCAACTTGTGATTTACCATAAGGTAAGTAGTTAGAATCAGAAAGTAATCTAAAGTGAGCTACTTCATAATTTTCTAATTCTTCTTTTGTTGCAGATTTTTCAGATTTAAATCTATGTTCAGTTGTACCTGATTCAATTAAATATTTTACGTACTCTGGGTTTTCAGGGTCTAAACCTTCTAACCTTGAAACATCATAAACAGACATTGGTATAACATTTGTAACACCATATTTTTCATTAATATCTAACTTTAAAAAGAAATCACCGTATTTACACATATTACGAATCCACGGCCATAGATTAAATTCTATATTAATGATATCATAATATAAATTATGTAATATTTGTTTAATTTGTTCATTATCAGTTTTTATTGTTAAAACTTCACCATACTCTGACTTCATAGTAGATTCATCTGCGTATATGTCAAGAGCTGAAGAGACAATAGGGTCGTTATCCATATTCTCATAGTCTTTAAATAAGTTTAATCTCATTGTTTTTGTTAACATTGTATCTGAGTATCCACTAAGACCTGAGTTAGTGAATATCTTTTGATACCTATCAATAAGATTGTTTTGTGATATTGATTGTGTACGACTTGTATCGGCAACTTTTAATCGTTTACCGCCTACATTTCTAACAACTACGTTTGTAGAAAATAGTCTTCGTAATCTACCAAATAATGTTGTATCGGCCATTTTTACCTCTTTAGTTAATTAACCATTCTAATGATTCTGGATTCTTGTTTATATTCATAGTCCAAGAATCATTTTGATTGTTTCCTGCTGTATAAGCACCTTGATTAGAGTTAATGCTACTTACAGCTTTCCTTTGTAATTCTATTCCTTCGGCTCTTAATCTAAGAGCTGTTTCTCGTATCCATAATCCCATAGCGTAAGACATTACTAAGTCATCATTGTAACCTCTCATCGCTTCTGCCCTATTTCCGTTATATATAAATACAAACAATTCATCTATTAATCGCTGAGAATGGACTATAGATAATTTTTCTCTGAGAAATTCTTCTAACTTTGCAATTACCAGTGGTCTTGTTTTTTGTGTTAATGTAAATCCTGGTATTACTTGTTTTTCTGTTCTATTAATTTTATTATTAATTTGTTTATGTGTATCTACATACTGTAAATCTTTACTCATATAAAATAAGTTATCATATTCTCTGTCAATTACTTGTTGTATTGTAGCCCAACCTATATTATTATTCTCAATAACTAATAATGCGTTGTTGTACTCAGTTGCTATATTGACTAATAAGTTTCCATAATCTCTTGTAGATATTCTACCTTTATATTCTGCTACTTGTTCTACATTCTCAATATCAATAACGTGAAAAGCAGAATAATCTGTAGAATCTCCTCTACTAACGTCAGCACATACTATATAATCTTTTGTGTAATTTGGTGGTTTCCATATCCAAACATTTGAATCAATACCACGTTTCTCTATCGGTTCTTCTACTTGTGTATTCCTATACTCCTCTAAGATTACACCGTCAATTACACTTTGACCAGATGTAATAAAGTCACAATCACATTCTTGAGCTGCAAGAGATGGTCCTAATAACCCATCTTGTTCATCTCTCCACTTTTGTCCTCTATCAGGGTGTACATCCCAATGAAGTTTAATAAAATTAAAATCATTTACTCCATCTTCAGCATCCATCCAAGTTCTATGAAACCAATTACCAACACCATTCGGTGTAGATAATGCTATACATTGACCTCCAGTTGATAACGTCTGAGATGCTGCAGCCCATATTGTGTCTATTCTATCAATAAACGCTGCTTCATCAAGTATCAATAAAGATAACGCTTCTGAACGACCTGAGTCTTCACCACTTGATACAGCCTTTATTTGAGAACCATTTTTGTATCTTAAACTTAATTTATTATCTTCAACACAAGGTTGTTTTAACCAACTTGGTAAGTTTGCATGCATCACACGAACTTTTGTTACTAAATTCTTTGCTACTTCTTGTTTTGTAGCAATGACTAAGATGTTCTTATCAAGATGAAATGTCATCATCCATAAAGAATACCCAGCAGTTAAAGTACTAATACCTAACTGACGAGCTTTTAAGATTACATTAAGTCTATGATTTACAAAGTCTTCAACTGTTTTTTCTTGAAAATCATACAAATGAAATGGTATTTTACCCTTTATTGGATGTTGTATTAAACAATACTTTTTCAAAAAATATATAGGGTCTGAAGCACACTTTACATATTCTTTTTTAATTACGTCTTTTAATTGTCCTTTGGAATTGCGTTCCATATTAATAAATTATGTGAACTGTCCCACTACCACTAAGCTGTCGTACACCGATTTCATATAATGTCTTAGCTGTAACAACATCTGCTCGTATTGCATCACCTTTAGTTGGTGAAATTACCATTTCACCGGCTGTTTGGACTATAAATCCACTTGAACCAGCTAAAGAACCAGTTAAGTGATTAATTTTACCATCACTAATTGTTTTGATTTCACCAAATTTGGCGTCATCTTTAATTGGTGCTGGATAATGTTTACCTAAATTAGTCCTACCGTGATTACCTCTTGTTATTGCGGTACCAAATGAACCACTACTAGCGTCACCACTAGCTCCGTACGGTCCACCTTCGTTGGTTATTGTTGCCATTTATTTTCTCCTAAATAATAAATACTTTTATATATATATAAATATTCTAAGTTAAAAAATCTTCTATTTTTTGTAGATGATTTAATGCTTCATCTGCCTGTTCTTTTAATTTTTGTATGTTTACACTCCACTTTTCTTTATCAAGTGTTTCACCGTCTGCTGCTACTTGGTTATAAAACGTAGGTTCATCTTGTTTTTTAAATTCAATAAGTTTTACTTTTTCATCTCGTATCCAAGCTAGTTTATTTGCAATCACTTTTTGTTGAGCCCATTCAGTAAATGTACCTTCTATTCTCATTTTATTTTCAAGGTCAACTTGACAATCAAAACAATGATTATATAAATACCACATTTTATTATCTAAACGTTTTTTCATAGTCTTCTTACAAGACGGACAAAACCATGGCATCCTAGCTTCTTGCATGATATTAGATAAATTTGATATCTTATCACCGTGATTTGTTGTTTTTTTATCACCTTCGTAACCAACTATAATTCTTTTTTCAGGTGTTTCACCTCGTAAGATTGACCGCATTGCTGTATTTTCTCTTACACTTTCTCTACTTCTTGCCATTATAACTCCTTTTAAAAATTTAATAACCCTAAAATTTGATTGACTGGGGCAAAAGCACCAGTAAACTTATATGTTTTACCCTTGTATTTAAATACAATTCCTTCTGATGGAACTATGGATGATAATCCACCAATCTTTTCTAATTTATCTAATTGTAACTTTAATGTTTGTATCTTTTTTATATCTCCACCACTCTTAACTTTTTTGATTGCTGCAATTACATCTTTTCTAATTTTTTGTACAGCCTTATCAGGTGATGCAGCTAAGTAACCACTAATGTTTTTTAATATTTCTGCACCAACATCAAAGAACAATACTTCAAATGGTTTCATATTTTGTTTTACCCATTTTGAATGGTCATTCTTATCAAATGATACAACCCAATCTAAAAACTTTTTATTTTTAATATCTTTTTTTATTGTCGGTATCTTATATGACTTATCAAAGAAAGCCCATCTCTTAGTTAAATCAACTAAAATTTTATTTGGTATCTTATAATTATACTGTTTAGATGCATTAAAGATAAACTCTTCCCAAAATGATTGATGATATTTAGATAACGTATCACTATCGTTTAATGCATATTCATTTTTCAATTTATTTAATCTACTAATAAATCCAGACTTCTTTTTTCCAAAATCTTGTACCTTAGATACTGTTAGAAATTGAGGTTTACCAATTGTGTAATTTTTTTGTACATTTTGATTTACTTGTTTAATCATACCAGCTAACATACGAGCCGAATCTTTAGGTTGACCAATTGCATTGGCACTTTCATCGTATT